ATACGAGCCTTGATGGCTAAATCTTTTGGTGTTTTTAATTGCATATATAAATATAATAAAAATAATTGACATAAAAAAATCTGGCAATTAAAATTTACCAGATTCTTCTACTTTGTTAATAAGTTCATCGAGATATTCTTTTGCTTTATACAAATCTTCTATCCCATTTTTTTGCTTCCATCTAGTAACATATTTAATAATGTTTCCTTCAAAGAAGTCTAACTTGTGAGAGTATGCGTAATCCCACATCTCAATTCCAGCAGTGTAATGCTTTGGATGCTTTACCTTATCTTCCATTATACAACTAAACTAATGATGCAGCTGGATCTTTTGGCAATAATTCAGTATTGACATGACCACAGTTACTACATTCAAAAACAGGCATTGGTAAAAAACTTGTATTACCCGATGGAGCTATTGCTGCTGATACTCTTTTTAATAATACTACCTGTCTAAATGTAGGGTTTTGACATTTATCACATATTACATCTGGTAAATCTTGAGGTGTCATTCCTTTTAGTGCGTTTCCTAAATTTTGATCCATTTTATTTCTCCTATTGTCCCATACCGAATCCACCTGCTCCTAGGTTTGGTTCTTCAGTATCACTTGGTTTATTTGTAATTATGCATTCAGTTAATATCATTGTTCCTGCAACTGATGCTGCTTTTTCTAAAGCCACTCTAGTAACCTTAACAGGATCTATAATACCTGCTTCAAACATATCTACTACTTTGTCTTTACGTGCATCATAGCCCCATTTCATATCTTCCATAGTATTTACAGGATTTTTTCTATCTGCTTTAAGTTTTAACTTATTCCATATAACATCAGGAGTTAAACCTGCATTTTGCATAATGGCATCGAATGGTGCTTTACATGCTTGAACTACAATATTTATACCAGCTTCTTGGTCAGCATTTTCACCTCCAACTGGAATTTTTCCCATATCTTCATCAACTAACCATCTTAAAGCTACACCACCTCCAGGGATAATTCCTTCATCTAATGCTGCTCTAGTTGCATTTAGTGCATCTTCAACTCTATCTTTCTTTTCCTTCATTTCAAGTTCTGATTCAGCTCCAATTTTAATTAGTGCTACACCACCTGATAGTTTAGCTAATCTTTCTTGTGCTTTTTCAATTTCATATGGAGAGTCTGCACCATCTATAGTTGCTTTGATTTCATTTACTCTAGCTTCTATATCAGCTGCGTTTCCTGCTCCATCTACGATCGTTGTATACTTGTTGTTTACAGTAACCATTCTAGCTGTTCCAAACATTTCTTCAGTAACACGATCTAGAGTCATTCCTTTTTCAGTACTAACAACAGTTGCGCCAGTAAGACATGCAATATCTTCTAAAACTTCATCACGTCTTTTTCCAAATTCTGGAGCTTTTACTGCAGCGACTTTTAATGTTCCTCGCATTTTGTTAACAATTAGTGCTGCTAAAGCTTCTGATTGAACATCTTCTGCAATAATTAATAGAGGCTTATTTTGTTGTATTCCTGCTTCTAAAATCTTTACTATACCTTTTATTGACGATATTTTTTTATTAAATAATAGTATCCAAGGATTCTCTAATTCTACTTGCATTGCATTATTATTTGTAATAAAGTACGGTGAAAGATAACCTCTTTCAAATTGCATTCCTTCTACAGTATCTAGTGTGGTTTCAGCTGTTTGTGATTCATCTACTGATACTACTCCTTCTCTACCAACTTTATCCATAGCTTCTGAAATAAGCTTTCCAATAAACTCATCATTATTTGCTGATATCATTCCTACTTCAGCAATTTCTGAGGAATTCTTAACTTCTTTTGCAAGCTTTGATAAATCTTTGGAAAGTTCAGCAACAGCTTTGTCTATTCCTCGTTTAAGATCTATTGGGTTTGCTCCGTTTGTAATATGTTTTAATCCATCAACATACATTTGTCTAGCTAAAACAGTTGCAGTAGTTGTTCCATCACCAGCTTCATCATTAACTTGATTGGCTACTTCTTTTACCATTTGAGCTCCTGCATTTGCTAAAGTGTTTTCAAGTTCTACTTCCTTTGCAACAGTTACTCCATCTTTTGTTGATGTAAATTTTCCAAATTCTTTTTCAATAACTACATTTCTACCCTTAGGTCCAAGTGTTGCTGAAACTGCATCTGCTAGTGTGTTTACTCCTTTTAGTAATTCTTGTCTAGCATCTTTTCCGAATGTTAAATCTTTCTTTGACATTATTTGTTCTCCTTAAATATTAAAAATAATTCTGCTTCACTTATGATTAGAAATTCTTCTCCATCCACATCTACAGCTTTTGCTGCAAATTTAGGATATAAGACTTTGTCACCTACACTGCACTGTATATTTACTGCTGCTCCAGATTGTGTAATAATAGGTGGACCTACAGAAACCACTTCAGCTTCATTTGCTCCTTCCTGTGCAATGTCCGGCATAATGACTCCACCAGCTGTTTGCTCAATTGATAATTTTTTTAATAGTATTTTACCCGCGATTGGTTCCACGTTCATAACCTTTTCTCCTTTTTTTATTGTATTCATAACCATTTTATATAATATAAATATCAAGTACTACTTAGATATTGCATTCTTTCTATAACTTTCTACTAAATTTTTTACATCATCAATGTGGTCAAACTCATCAAGCTGATCTAGTACTTGCTTTTTAAAGAAAGTTTCATAATCTAACTCAAATACATCTTTTCTATCATCTATTAAATGTAAATCTTCTTCATTAAGACAAATTGCTTGCTGTCTCTGTTTAATCTTTTTGTCATCTTCACAATTACTTTTTATATAAAATAGTAAAGGTGTATCAGAATGAGAAATTGAAGTATTAAGTTTATCATTTGCCCAAAATGAAGCTTTAACATGTTGAGGCATAGTTTTCTTGTACATATCAAAGGCTTTTGTAAACTTCTTATTTATTCCCATAAGTTTATAATCTACTGTTTCTATTTTCTGTCGTAATAAAGTCAAGTGTTCCATTGTTAAAGTACCTCTAACAGCCATTTCTGCAAGTTTATTTAGTGCACCTTTCATAAATTCAGGAGTATCTTTACGAATAATATTCATACCTCTAATATACTTTTTACCTGATTCTCTAATGATTGAGTAATATCTTTTCTTAGAATCTCCAAAGTAAATATATTCTAAGTCATATTCAAACTTTAGATCCATATGCATGTACTCATCAGTAATTCCAGGATTATACTTTTCAACAAGTTCTTTTCTAAGTTGGTCATTAAAGGTAACTAACTTAGATTTCATTTCTTCTTCTGTACTTCCATTAGACTTTACAAATATAGAATCTGTATCTCCATATAATACATAATGGTCTAAATTTTGGAATTTTAGTGATGCAAACTTAAGAGCTTGCCTTGCAAAATATGTAATACCATCTGCACATTCAGGTCTATATAACCTAAAGAAGTTGAATCCCATTGCACCATATGCTGAGTTAAGAACTAGCTTATATGCTTGTTGTCTTTTTTGCATTGCAACAACATCATCTCCTGTATATTCACCAGCTGATAGAGCTCTATTTACTTCAACTCTTTGTAAAAATAATTTTCTAAGTACTTGTGGAAGTAGACCTAGTTTATATTCATGGTCATAAAAGAGGTATCTTTCACCAAATAATTCAGGTACACCATTAATTTTTGGAGTACCAGTGTCAATAAAACCTATGCCATCATCTTTAAGCTTTTGAATAACATCTTCTATTTTAATACCCATTTTTTTACATGATTTTTCTGATACAATAAAAGTTTCAGGACTAATATTAAATGCCATAATAGATGTAGGATAAAGTGACGTATAATCCATAACCGTGACATCTTTGTGACGACCTGGTTCTCTAGGATTAAAAACTATAGCTCCTGCATATTGTTGTTTTGCTCTAGTATGTCTAGTTGGAAACACAATCTTTCCATGGTTTTCTTTTAATATATAGTTATCAACAACCATTGACTTGTGGAATGTACCACCTAATGTGTCAGTGTGCGCGATTTGCTGAAGTGTAGTATATAAATCAAATATCTGTATTTTCTTATCTAATTCAGCAAGTATTTCAACGTCTCTTATACCATACTCTATGAAACCTTCGTAATTATCTATCCAATCTCTCCATGTAACTTCAGTAAGTTTATCTAAATTTTTGTCGCCAAGAATTTCTTTTACAGCTGTTGTTAGTTTCCAATTAGGAAGATTGTATCCCATATCTTGAACTGCATCCATCATGTCGACATGATCTAAACCTTTAATGTTTATTCTCCAATATTCACCACGTTTTTTAATGTAAACGTCTTTTAATGGTGAAAGATTTTCATATGGTAAACCAAGTCTTTTACATCTGTTTATAATATATGGAAGGTCATAGCCTCCAGAATACCATCCTGTAAGAACATCTGTTTTCATTACTGCTAGTAATTCTATAAAGCTTAGTAAGACTGTTGTTTCGTCTTTACAAAGCATATAGTTTACATTATCTTTTTCAGTAATTTTTGGTTGCTCATAATCTTTGGTATGCTCTGGATGCCAAGATATTACCCAATACTTTTTATGGAAGTTTGAATAGCAAACGATAGAAGTTACAGGCATCATTGCTTTATGAGGCATATTTGCTTTAGGTTGTTCTGGGTCAAACCATGTTTCAATATCAAAATACATGATATGTCTTTTACTTGACCATTCTAACTTTCTATCTAGCATGTATTTGAATTCTGGAGTAACATCTGCTTGGTGAATTCTATCTGGATATTTACGAACTAATTCGTTTTTAGCCTTTATGGCAGTGTAGTACACTTTGTATACTTTATCTCCATATAGGGTATTATAAATATCAGTTCTTTTACAATCAAACTGACGAATATCTAGAATGTCGTCTATGTGTTCACATGAATAGTAAAAATAATCTCTTATTCTATCTACTTTTACACCTAATTTTTCGCCATCTTCGTTGTAGCCAAACTGATACATATTAAAGAAGCCCTTGTCGAACTTACTTGATAACCTTGATAATTTCATATAACTTTTTCTTTTATTTATATATAAATATAACCAAATTTGTTGACACAGAAAAATTCTGAGTCATTATTTTTATAAAAGTTATTAACAATTATTTTGTTCCTGTACTTCCGAATCCACCTGAACCTCGCTTGGATTTTTTTGAGTATAAGTCTTTTGGTTCAACTTCAACTGGCATTGCATAATTAACTGGTAATAAAACAAACTGTGTTATTTTATCGCCTTTTTCAATTATTTGAGGTTGATTACCTGTATTTGTTAGGTTTAAATGAAGTTCTCCTTGATAATCTTCATCTACTACACATGCACCTACATGTAAGTTTTTATTGACAGCTATGCCACTTTTATTAAATGCTATTAATACGTGTCCAGTTGGTAAGCTTACTTTAATTCCACTTGGAATAAAACAAGATTCTCCAGGTAATAATACCGCTGTATCGAATTCATCTGGAATAAAAAAGTCTATACCTGCACTTTGCTCTGTTCCTCTTGATGGACTTTTTACATTTTTTACTTTTACAAATTTTAATTCTGAAACCATTGTATTTTCTCTACTTCTCTATTTTCTAATTTTGATTCTAATATATTTACAAATGACCTATAGTATTGGTCTTTTGACATTTTTCCAGTTGCATCTTGATATTGTCTGCTTATGATTTCATCAAATGCATTTGGGTTTTGCTTAAGATATTCAAGCCTTGCAATAACTTCTGATTTTGAACTTACATAATTAAACTTTTTAAGTACATCATCATTAAATATTCTTTTTTCAGGATCATATCCGATATCAATAAATGATACTACATTTCCAATTATTGATTCATTTGTTCTATTTGAGATTGCAGATCCTTCATACAACTTGTCACTAATAGTTACAGTTGCCTTTGCAGTTTGCATTCTATCAAAGAATTCTCTATGTTTTACTTTTTTACTTATAAAGTCTGGAAACTTCATGTCAGCTGTTTTCTTTTTATTAAAATGTTCAGGCTTTAAATTTCCAAACATCTGTATATTTAGGTTTTCAGGATAGTCAAAATAATATTCAATCATTTTTTCTTGTCTATGACCTCCTCTAAATGTTCCACCATAAATTAAATCTAACCATCTATCTTCTTGCTTAACAAAAGGAATTGGTTCATATTCGTGAATAATAAAATCTTGTAGTGGGAAATAAATAATGTCAGCATATAGAATTCCTCTTTTATCTAAATATTTTTCTTGAAGTGTTTCCATATTATAGATTTGCGATATCATAATAATATCTTCTCTAACAACTTCTATTTCATCTTTTGTATATTGATTATCCCACTTGTATTGTACTTGTTTTTTCTCTACATTTGGCCATAACTGTTGTAAAGGTAATAACCAATCCGTTAGGAAATAAAATACAGGACATGTAGACTTATTAATAAATTTATAAGCCATTAGGTCACCTCTTGCTTCTTGACCACCATAAAAGTTTGCATTACCGTTAAATACCAACAATGCATCATAATCGCCAAAGGATTGGTCTGTAACTTCTGCTAGATCATGAAATGTTGCATGAGGTAAAGGTATCATATTTCTAGTTCTAGTAGTATGATAGTGTACGTCATGTCCACAATCAGATAACATTTTTGTAACGACGTTTATTTCGTCAGTAAGTATGCTTCCATTATTTGCATTAATGGTAGCACCAATTTTCATAACATTTATTTTCATTTGTTTTTCTCCTTTATATAATTATCTAAAGCTCCAATATATGCAACACAGTCTAATAGGTTATCTTCTCTATAGTTATAAGAATGTCTAGATAGTTTGAGTGCAACTAATGCAGAAAACATGTCTTCTGCTGTAAAGTCTTTTCCTGTCATGCCACTTGCTATTTTTGCAGCACGTTCCATGCCTTCACTAAAAGGTCCGTATTGTCTTTCTTTTTCTTCTGACCTGTGGTTTACTACATCGTCAGCAGTTTTTAATATTGATTCTTTTGATTTCATCTTATTTTTCATATCTAGCTTATAAGCTTCATTTAACTTATCTTTTTTCATATAAATAGTTTTTTCATTTGTTGTTTAGTAAATGCCAATAATTCTAGTTTTGGCATATCTTCTGTTGGTAGTGCCATATGCATTTGTTTGATATATTCTCTAGTTATAAATGGATAGAGTTCGTAATTTGTATTTTCACTAAAACAATTATCCATCATAATATTGTCTCGCATTTCATAATGTTGTTCATATAAATGTAAACTGCCTGCATGGTGATGATATGAGCCTAATTTAAGCTCAGGATATATGTCTCTTAATTCATTTAACATGAGTTGTTGAAACAATGCAAAATTAAAGACATCATTACAAAAGCCAAAGATAATATCATTGCTTCTCATATTTACACCAAGATGTAACTGATTATCTCTAATAAAAAATTGTAGATACTGTGTGCATGGAAGATCTTTTGCATTTTTGGTTTTATGATGAGGTTGATGGATTACAATTGTACATCGTCTTGAGTCTTTATCATTTGATAATTCAGATATTATCCAATCCCATTGTTCTCCAAGAATATATGTACCATAATTAGATTCTACTTCTTCTTGTTCATCTTGAATTTTTAGCCAAATATTTGCACATTTACCAATGTTATTAGTTTTTTTGTGGGCTGATAGATA